ACTTTTAGCATTTGGACGAGCTACGCCAGTCGATGCAGTTGCCATTCCGACTTTCATTAATTGAGTACTAACGTTGTTTAATCTCTCAATCTCTGCGTCCAACTCATCCTCCTTGTCATAATCTACGGCCTCAGAGCTTATCAATTCCCACTCGTTTAAATCAATATCCTCTCCTAAATCTGTAAAGTCTTGAGAGCTTAATTGAGTAAGTGCAACCGTTGGAGTCTCTTCAATAGTTGGAGTTTCTGTAATTATTGGCTCTTCACTTCTTAGGCTTTCAAATTGTAAGTCCAAAGTAATTCCGTTAACGGCAAATACCTCCATTAATCCGTCTAAAATTATTTCCTGTTTTGGACGAATTACATTTATCATTAATTCAGCAAATCCAACTTTTATTTCCTCAGCGTTTGAGCTGAATCCGTTTGCCTCTTTTATTCCAACTAACATCGGAGACGTTAATTTGTGAGCCGTGCATAGTTGTTGTCTCGCCTCTGTGCTTAAATAAGCATATTGCTGGTGAGCGTCCGATACTTCCAAAGCCGAAATTGTGATCTCGCTATCTTTATTGTCGTTCCAATTTAAAAAGAATGCTCCGGCGTTTTGTGATCCGGTTAAGTGGTTACGAATTTGTCTCGTATTCTCTTGAATAGTTTCCGCGCTCTCTTGCACTCCACAATTCATATTTATAATATGGCCAAATGACAATCCCTTTTGAATGTGATTGATTGAGTAGTTTGAAATCTCCTCCTCCATACGCGCCCACGAAATCCCTGAGACATAACTTGGATTGCTATAATAAAATTGGCCAACCTGATAATCTCTAAAAATGTAAATTTCAGAGCGTTCGCCTAAGCCGTCACCAAAACCAAAAGCGTCAAAGCGTTCCGGCTTGTATTTATTTACATTTGCGAAATCATAACTATAATAGTAGCCTGTAATATCTCCCTCTTCATTTGCAACCTCTGGAGCGATCCTTTGCTTAGCAATATGAAAACATCTTTGGATTTTATTATTGATATATTTTACCTCAATTGATGCCTCTCCGAACATTTCAAAATCCTTGCATATTTTACGCAAATCTTTTTTTGAAACTAACGACATAATCGCCGCCCACTCGCTTGGTTTTTTTGCTTTGTCATCGGACGTCAATCCCTTACCATAAATAAATTGACTATATGAGTCAATTATCGCCGAGTTAGTTGGTGATCCATTGTAAGCGTCAATAATAACCTGATAAAAGCTATTTTTATCTCCGTTCAAAACCCACTTTTTACCGCTCACCTCTTTAATCTCTGGGCGAATGTAATTTGATAGGTTTATAATTTGTAATTTCTCCATAAATTTATACTTTTAGAACTCCTTTATTAAGTTCAAAATTTTCGAGGTCGGTTTGAGCAGTCGCAAAAGCCTTGCCTCTATATATCAAAACGTCGTCCTCATTAATTGTAATCTCAAAACTTTGCCCCTCTTTTAGTTCCGGCTCTCCGAATTGAAAAATTAAGATATTATTTACATAATTTATAGTCAAAGGGACTATGTTATAAGTAATATCTCTTAATTCGTCCCTCATTAAAAAGGTAATTTCGCCCTCGTTATAATTGCGAGGAATACATTTGAATTGATAAGGCGCTGTTAAATTAAATATCCACATATTAATATAACTAAAAAAAATCGTTTTGTAACAAAAAAAGCCACCGAAGTGACTTTTTTTTAAACAAACTATGAAAGAAAATTAGGAAACAACCGCGTTGCTAACTAAGGCATATAATGCGCTCTTAGTTGCTGAGTCCAAAAATGGACTTAAATTGCTCTCTTCAGCTGTAATCGTCAAAGTGAATCCTGATAAATCAGCTCCAGCTCCTCCGGTTACTTTTGTGCAGTTTGCCATTGTTCCGTTAGCTGCACCAACTAAAAGAATATTTCCATTATAATCCTCTACGAAAACGTAAGGACGAGACGCACAAATCAATTGAATTTGACCTTGTAAGTCAGCCGATAATTTTGGAAGTGTAACCGCTAACGATTGAGCGTTTAAAAAAGTTCCGTTATCTTGTGAGCTTGTTCCGGTTTCTGTTAATGTATTTGTAGTCGCTTTAACTTCGTATTTGAAAACTTCGTCCAAAGTTCCCAAGTCAGTAACCTGGTGAGCTGCGATAACAAAATCATAATCCTCGTAGTTAGCGAAGTATAAATTTTTGTAACCACCTCTCTGATCTTTGCACCCTAGAAGTTTTCCTTTTGATATAAGACAAGACATATTTTTGTGATTTTTTTATTAAAAACCGCCCAAGTTAATGAGCGGTATTTGTGTTAATTAATTAGTCTAAAGATAACCAAACGATCTCCTCAGCGTTGTAATATCCAACACCTACAGCGTAAACAACTTTTCCTCTTACTTTACCAGTCAATAAACCGATTTCGTCTTCGTCAACAAGTGCAACTTGGTTGAAGTCTGCAGTTAATCCAGTTGCAAAAACTAAGTTTTTACGCTCGTAGATAACTACTGAGTTAGCTGGTAAACCGTTCAATACAGTTAAAGTGTGACGTCCAAACGCCAAAGGAAAATCTGAGTTTCCATTTCCGTAAGTGATACCTTGTGTAGATAAGTAAAAAGCGTATGCTTGAGCAACGTCTGGAGAAACCGCAACGATTAACTCTTTATTTCTCAAAGCAATTGGCACAGCGTTTAAAGCTGGTTTCAAATATTTAGGCAATACGTTTGCCTCAGTAACCGCAGCGTCAGCAGTTGGCTTGTTAACGTCAGCATCGTCAGCGAACAAAGTTAAGAAACCGTCAAAGTTTGTAGCCGATTGCCACATGTCAGTCTCTAATTTTTCACCGATAGCCCCTAAAACTTCCGCTTGGATAGCGTCCATTATATCGCTCGGTGCTGTTCCGTTAGCAGCTCCAGCGCCCATAATTCCGTCAGACCAAGTCTGTCTGAAATCTTCTTTACAAACGTCAAAATCATTTTTGAATTTGAAAGGCTCAATTGTGTTTTCGTTTAATACGATAGTTCCAGCTGGTGCAAATCCGCAAGTGTATGCAGTTGTCCCGTCTGTGTAAGCGATTTTTCTTAATGACAATTTGAAGTTTACATTTTCAGCGATAGTAACCGCGTTTTTTTCAATAGTGTCAATAGTTTTGAACGCTTGACCGATAATCATACCGGCAGCAGTTCCGTTGTAGTTTGATGATACAGTTGTAGTTGTAGCCATTTTTTAAAATTTAATTTTTTAAGTTATTTAATATTTTTTGTGATCTAGTTAGTTTCACATTTTTTGGTGAAGTTTGAGCAACTTCCGGCTTTGCTTTTGTTGACGCTTTCACTTCAACTTGAGTAGTTTTAACCTCAGCAATCTGAGCGCTTAACTCTGTTCTAATAGCCTCGATTTGTTTTGAAACTTCAACGCTCATATTGGTAACGATTGCCTTAATCATTTCCTCAGTTGTCATTTCAACCTCAACCTCAACCTCAGCCTCTGGAGTTTCCTCTTCAAGCATTGCCTCTTTAATTTCAGCAATCATTCCCTCTTCGGTGATTACTAAAATACGTCCGTCTTCAAGTTCATGCTCACCAATTGGAGCAGCAACTTTGTCACCATTTTCAGCAACGATAAAAACCGCTTGTCCAGCCTCAAAAGACTCAGCCTCTAAAATAGTAACACCATCTTTTAGCATCATTGTAGCCATTGCAATAACAACCTCAACTTGCTCAACTTCGCTCGTTAATTTTACCGACGCGAAACCGTCTTTTATCGCGTTAACGATACTCTCTAAATTCATATTGATTTCTGTTTTTAAATTTACTTTCTCCATATCAAAGACTCCGTCAATCGAAAATCCTTTGACTTTGCCAGTCTTTACGTAGTCGTTCCAAATCTCGTCGTTATTGACTTTCATTGCAGCATACCAAGTCCCGATCGGCTCATTAAATCCGTGCATTACAGACTTATCATGTACCTCATCCTCTTTTATCCAAGTTTCAACAAATGTGACGTTTTCAATTTGCTTTCCTGAGTGTTCAATAGTTGAGTTATTTTGGTAACCTTGTTGACTAAAATTTTGTTGAACTTGTTTAATCGTTTCTTTTGGGAAAACGATATTAAATTCGTGTCCTGATTTTTCGTCTATTCTATAAATTGGTTGGTTTGGTATTAATACCGCACCCAATAAAATTCTTTGCTCCTCGTTAATCGTTGCTAATTTGATTTCCTTTTGTTTTGATAAGGTTACAAATTGCACTTCAATTGCCGGATCACTAACTAACGAGATTGCATAAACTCCCTCGTTTTCCTCTTCGTTAAATAAAACTTTGTAAGTCTCCATATATAGTATAACTTTAATTTATTATTTTGTTATAAACTTTTTGCATTAAATTTTAATTTAATGACATAACTTTTTTCGTTTTTAAGGTTTCAACCTTAAATATTTATCATTAATTCTAAGGCGGTTTTTAAGCGTTTATTTTAATTAAAATGACTTTATATATATTGTATTGACTTTTTAAAGTTTTTCAATTTAACGCAAAATCCTTTTAAATTCAATATCTCACAGCTCAAGATTTTATCTATTGTAAATATTTTTATAATAGATTTTATTTATATTAAATCGATGCGTTTGATATAATATTCCTATCCATTGCCTGAGCTGTACTCACGTCAGAGGCTACGACATAACTCCTTTGAGGCGTTTGAGTTTGCTGTCCGATTGTCTGAGCGAGTTGGTTTGTTGAACTCGATCCAACCGTGTTGAAACTTGGTGCAGTCATACTCGGAGCGCTACCTCCACTCGGAGCGCTACCTCCACCGCCACCACCTCCGCCAGGAATTTGAACTGATACGATATCCTGTACCGCTTTAAATCCTGTCGCTGCGATTATAGCAACGTTGGCAATTTTCAATCCAATTTCAAAAGGGGTAACGGTTTTGGTTGCAAGCTCGGCCGTTATACCTTGGTAAGTATTTATCAAAGCGGCGGCGGCTGCCATCGCCTTTCCAGCTGCGGTATTTTTACCCAATAAATCCGCTCCTTTGTTTAAGGTCTCGGAGGTCTTTGCGAATAGGGCTTGCTTTGCTTGAGCCTCAGCCTTATCAATATTTACTCTCGCATTTGATAACGTTTTTGTCTTCTCATTAAATTGCTCCTCTGTGATTACTTTGTCGTCGAGTTGCTTTTGGAATAGCGCTTGTTCCGCGTCCACTGCCTCACG